ATCACAATACACACGTGAAGGTATGTGTGGAGTGCCGATTGTGTCAGATCAGGCCGACGGTTGTATTATCGGTTTCCATGTTGCTGGGTCAGCACTTCCTTTCTCTTCTATGAGATGTGGTGTTGCAACTAGCATACTCTATGGTGAGTATAAGATTGCTGAAGCTGAATTGATTCGTAAGAATTGTATCACTTTGGGAGCCGAATGTTCAACCTTGAGTACTCATTCCATGGGCATCAAAATCTTCAACCCTGGACCAGCTCATCCCAAGGCCACCATATTTCATGATGGTTCTCTCCCAAACAATGGAAACGTTGAAGTTTTGGGAAACGTTGATGTTGGTTTCACCCCGAAGAGCGAGGTGACAGATTCACTTTTAAAGGGTCCTGTTAATCAAGTATTTGGGGTGCAAAAAGAGTTTGGTCCTCCACCATTCAAACCAGCTTGGAAGCAGTACAACAGATGCATGATGGCTATTGCAGAAGGGGCTCATGATGTGAATCCAGCCCATTTACGTAAGGCTGTTGATGATTATCTAGCCCCACTGTTAGTGGCTGCAAAGTTGTGGAAGGAAAAGTACCCTGAGAGGTGCCGTACTCTAACCCTTGATGAAGCAATCAATGGCATCGATGGTAGATTCAATTCCTCCGATTCACATCGACACTGCTTTTGGTCTCCCCCATGGAGGGAAGAAAAGCAAACGTTTCATCAAGCGTCTCAAGGTTGAAGGTAAGCCCCAGAAATGGGCAGCACCCCAGGAGGTTATTGTCGAAATGGAAAGAATCGATGACTGTCATAGTCGTGGACAACGCTCCAATGTTTTCACCAGTTCCTTCTTCAAAGATGAAGCAACTCCTGTTACAAAAACTAAGTGCAGGGTTGTCTATGTCCAACAAGTTTCCACCACTCTTGACATACGCAAACACTATATGCCTATGGTTGAATTTTTATTACATCACCCTCATTTAGCTGAATGCGCAGTTGGAATTAATGCTGCTGGAAAAGATTGGGAGGATCTCATGCAAAATGTAGAAAAATTTGCGAGTGATGGTCTTGCTCTAGGTTGCGATTACAGTGAATATGATTTACGTCGTCCTGTGAACGTGACTAATGCTAGTATGACCATTTTTCGAAAACTTGCAGAAGCAATGGGATTCCCCCCAGAACATTTGAGAAAGATGGATATGATCACAGCTGATCTAACTAATCCTTTGATTGTCTGGAATGGTACGATGGTTCGTGTGTGGATGTGGGTGTCTGGAAATTCACTCACGGTTCATGTTAATAGCATGGACAACTCTCTTTTATTCAGATGCTGTTATTTCAGCTCTTCCGAAGAAAATCCTATACCTGGGACTTTCAGAGATAATGTAGCTCTAACAACTTATGGGGACGATGCACTTGCATCCGTTTCTGATGTTGCCAAAAGAGCACTTTCTTTCACCATTTACAGGGATTACCTCAAGGAAGTGGGGATGACCATAACCACCCCTGATAAGAAAGATACTGAATTGGGCTTTATGCCCATGAAAGAACTTGATTTCCTGAAAAGGAAGTCAACATTCATCCCGGAGATCGGATGCCGAGTCGGTTCTATTGACGAAGTGTCCATCTTCAGACAGTTGCAATACTGTACCATTCCTAATCTCACTTCTAAACAAGGGGAGAGACAACGTGATGCAGTTGATGCTGTTGGTAATGCAGTTCGAGAATGGTTCTTGCATGGTAGAGAGATCTATGATGCTAGGTGTACTCAACTGTCCGAGGTTTGTGACATTGCAAATGTTTACTGTAAAGACCTCGAAGTTTCGTTTGACGAACGTGTCGAACAATGGAAAGAGATCAACTTTCCATCAAATAAATAAATGAGCAGTGAGATCTGCTTTCCACGGAGTAGCAAAACTCCTTGTATATACTGGTTACCACTACTATTTATGTTTACGTGTTTTCTTGAGAGTAGGAGGCTTATATATTTGTCTACATTATTGTATAAAATTCGAACCGGTTGACTGCCTCGGGGCTGTTCAACTGTACATATTAAATCCCGAACTGAACAAAATCAATCGAAGCCGCTAGTCTTCGGAACACTAGCAACACAACATTTCAAACAGCAGAATGTTGAGTTTAATGATGCTGTACCCTCCGCAATGGACACGCGGGGGATCATTATGGACCCTTTTCGTGGTTCGGACATGATCCAAGATGTCCAATTGTCTGACTGGTTCAAACGCCCATTGAAGATAGCAAGTTATCAATGGGACATTGGGGAACTTCTTCATGAAACATTTGACCCTTGGACCCTTTTCTGGGAGGACTCTGCTAACCTCTCCCGTATCAAGAACTACAAGCTTCTACAATGCACTTTGAAAGTGAAGTTTGTTGTAAATGGAAATTCTTTTTATTACGGTAGGTTGATGGCAGTGTACAACCCAGCCCACCTTGATGATGAATATCGAGTAACCCGCTCTTGGGTAAGAGCTGATTTTATTAACAATTCCCAAAAGCCGCATATTTATGTTAACCCGACAGAATCACAAGGTGGAACCCTTGAATGTCCTTTCTTCTTTCCTAAGAATGCCATGGACATCGTGAGCAAAGACTGGTCAAAGATGGGAAACATTACCTTATCTGCCTTGCAAATGTTGAAACATGCCAACGGTGCCACTGCACCTGTAACTGTATCAGTGTTTGCTTGGGCTGAGAACGTTTCCTATTCTATACCCACTCACTATGAACCAGTTCCTAGCGCCCTTTTCACATCGCCTAACCAACGTCTTCGTGAGGAATTCCTTGCTGAGGCAGGTGATGAATATGGTCAAGGCCCAATTTCTAAGCCAGCATCTGCTGTTGCCCGTGTGGCAGGAACATTATCCAAAGTTCCTTACATAGGTAATTTAGCAAGAGCAACTGAGATTGGTGCAAAAGCAATATCTGGAATCTCTTCTATTTTCGGGTATTCAGCTCCCACCGACCTTCATAGGCCGATGATGATACCAACAACAACCAAGAATTTTGCTGCATCTAATATGCCTTCTGATTGCGCAAAACTGACGATGGACTGTAAGCAGGAAATTTCCATTGATCCCACTATTTTAGGATTACCCCCAG